GCTGCGTTGGCGGCCAAAGTCTTGCCCCAAGTTGTCGTAACCGGGCACATCAGGCATGGGGAAAGGTGTTGCGGTGCCTCGGTCATATTTCAAACGTTGGGGCATTGTGCTGTCACCGACAGGCATTTGGGGTTGTTGGGGTGCTGCCATCAGTACAGGGGCTGTAGCGGCGAGACCTGCTTTCAATACTCCGGGAGCGCCACCCAAATTAGTAGCCAAATTACCAAAACCAGATGGGGTTCCCAAAGAAGCTAACCCTCGCCCAGCACTCTCTAACCCGGCCATCCCGGTAGGTGCTTTGTTGAGCGCCTCATAGGCGGTTTGGTATTTATTGAGATTCTCCGCCATTGCTGCTTTATCAGGAGTCAACGTCGTACCAGCGTCGTACCAATTCGAGGCCCCTTGTTGCCATATAGGTTTACCAACATCAGCAACAGATTCAAATCCAGCATTTTTAGCGGCTTCGTTACGCAAACCTTCTTGGATTGCTGCATCCTGCATACCTTGTGTAGCCAACGCCCCACCGATATTCGCCCCACCATAAGCACCCAGACCAGCCATAAGACCTTTTTGCAAACTACCGGTACGAGCAGTTTGGAGGCCGCCAATAATAGCTGCGGCAGCGGGAGCGCCAACACCGGTTGCAGCTAAAGCGCCACCAGCGATCATGGGTAACATAGAGGACAAAAAGCTCATAGAAGCCTCGTGGATTGGGGGTTGTGCATATTATGCCTTGATGCGGAGTGGATAGCTAGTGGCTGTACCACCAGAAGTGTCGTAGTACACATCGCCAGAACGAAGGTTTGAAAAGTCTGCCTGCGTCGGCAAACTGATGATGAACTGCCCCGGGTTGTTGGGATCAGGTTGTGCAAAGGTCAAGCCGGATATGACATTTGGAGCACCAACGTTCTGAGACGCAGCCAGCATTGGCGATGCGTTATCTAACTGCGTGAAGTACAAACGCAGAATGTTTGTCAAGTCATCCATGAACCGCTGGTCGTATTCAACGGGTGCAGCGGGTAGCCGAGGGGCCATGAAGTTTTTACTTGCCATCAGCGTCTTCCATCTGGGCGCACATCAAGGCGCGGTGTACCAAGTTGCCAAGCAACTCCAAGATCGTTGGAGCTAACTTTGAACGCCATCTGACGCCCGCGGATACGCACGTAGGCATACTCTGTGAACTGCTGCACGGTAGCGTAACGTTGGTTGGCAAAAGACACATTGCTGGTGACCGTTGGGCTATCAGATGTGCCGTAGTTTGAACCTGGGTTTTGACGTGGGCGAACGGTGAAGTCCAACGAAGGAGCCGCAACATTTGACCCATCAAAGGTCACGTCAGGAATGATGCGCCACACGATACCAAAGTTATGGCCGTCACCAATATCAAAGTCAGAGGACTGCACGTAAGCCTCGATAGGCGAAGCAGGTGTTGTAGTGCCGTCATCGTTGCCTGTCTCGTGGTAAATCAACTGGCCGTTGTAACCGGCAGCCATAGGAACATCACGCAATGGGCTGTCAAGCCAAGCAGTGCGCGCCATAGTGCCGTAGTACCAAGTGCGCTCAAGGTGGTTGAACACCACATACTTGTCAATTGCTGTGCTGTTGGCCGAGCAGTAGAACCACCAAATCTCGTTATAGCCCTCATTGGTGCTAGAGAAGAATTGGTAGGACTGTTCCATGTTGATGTCGTCGTACACATACTGACGCAGAGTGCATGGTAACGTTTCCACGCGACCAGAGTACATATAGAACTTGTCGGTACCCATCCAGTAAGTCACGTTGTTCGCCACAGACACCACGTTCGGTCCAGCAATCGAAATGTTATCGCCCATGATTTGGAAGCCCCACACATATGGAGGGCCAAGGTACTGCATAGAGTAAATGGCCGCATCGGTCCAAACCAAAATTTCTTGACGAGTTTGCTGGGCGGCAACAATTTCTGAGCCACGGCTCAAACGGTAATCGCCTGCTTGGTTTGTAGTCGCGGGAGTCCAAACGTTGTAATCTTCTTGCGCCGACCAACGAATAAGCAACGGGTCTTGCGTGGCAGGGAACAACACGCCTGAAGGGTCATTTGTGCCCATAGCAATCACAAACCGTGACGAGTCAGACACCATCACCAAGTTGGCCAGCGTTGGGCAGGTAGTGTCACTTGTGCTCAATGGTGTGAGTTGCGTACCACGATCAAAAATGTTTGGGTTTGCGTTCACTGCCCAGTAATAGATTGCACCGCCGCGTGGGTTGAAGATCAAGTCTTCACCATAGTTTGATTGGCTCCAAAGACGAAGCTGTTGGCCAACACCGCCACCAGACGCAGCGACACCCCAACCATTCCACGCACTTGAACCAGAAGTGGTGACCTGTGTAACCACGGCGCCTGATGTATGCGCTGCCGCAGTTGTACCGCTTGCTCCGCGAACACACCCAGTCAAGTCGTTTGTAGATTTACCAGAGTAAGTGATGTACTCTGAGTCAATGACGATAGCGCCAGAAGCTGCGAACGACGCGGCAGAAGTAAGCGTAATAGTAGTCGCGCTTGAGTTGATCGTGCCGTTTAGCGTAGTTGTTGCAGACCCAGTAACCGTGCCGCCCCAAGAGCCGGAGCCCCAGCCAGTAGCCACTGTGTATGTAGCTAACCCAGAGTTAATTTGATAGGCAAAGTCAGCAGTGCCAGTCGGCCCAGCGTCGCTTGTAGCGGCGGAAGAAGCGGTGAAGTTGTATTGGTTAGAGTTCAGATAAGTAATCTGATGTTCACCGTTAATAGCCGATGCTGGCATACCACCAATCGCACCGCCAGCGTAGGTGACAGTTACAAAGTCGCCTGTTTGGGCGCCATGCCCGGGGTCAGTCACCATTACGGTTGTCGATCCACTGTACACAGTGAAAGCGCTTGATACACTGGTGTTGGTATCACGAATGGGGGTGATGTCATAAAACAAACCATCCGCGCCGTTCTGAATGTAAAACTTCAAGTTGGTGCCAAGGCCAAGCAAGTTCTGCCCACTCAAGGTGTTCCAATTCCACATCGAACGGCACACACCCCAGTAAGAGCCTGCGGGGGGTTGAAGCGTAGCTTGTGCCGTACCAGTATCCAGCACCCAGCCGCCTAGTTTTTCGGGGAAGCCAGAACGGAAGCGAATCTTGTCGCACTCGAACCAGCCGCCTTCGTTGGCGAGCGTCGTGCCTTCGCGGTTGACACCGGGGCGGAATTGAAGTTTTTGTAACGGCATGGCGGTATTTTCCTACTTAGGCGCGGCACTGTCCATAGCACGCATCGTACAACGCTTGGCGCTGCTCGTACCCAATCAAACCGCCGTTGATCTTCTTGGTCATGCCTTTGATGTCGCCAACGTCGGCGAACGCGGACAAGTTATTAGCTTTCCAAAACCAGCCCGCTGAACGTGCAGCAGCCATAGGTTCAAGAAGGAGGTCAGGGTTGCCAACAAGGTCAAGGTCGAGGGCTGCCCCACATTTTTCATAATTAAATTTGCCGGTCAATTGCTTCAATCCGCGCCCGCGGTACAGCCACCCTTCACCAGACTCGGCAGGGCCGTTTCCCATACGACCGCTGTAAACCAAGTTGGCGATAAGCTCCGGCTTACCCGCTATGCTGTTAGCCACAGCGGTAGGGGTCAGTTTCCCCTTTTCATCCTTGACGGGTTTCTTATCTGGGCCAAGCACCGCAAAGCGGTTGGGCCAGCACGCAGCCAGCGTAGCCGCCTTGTAGTTCAGGTTTTCTGACAGCATGGTGTAGCCACCGGACTCGTGGCTAGTCTGCGCCAAGAACCCAGCAACACGCTGGGGAGTGTTGATCTCAAATTCTCGGCAGGTGACGCGCACTGCCTCCAACCACTTGGCTGGGTCTTTGATCTTGGCTGCTTGCAAGTCGGCGAGTTCAGGCGTCATTGCTGCTCCTTTTGCTTCTGGTCAACAGCCTCTTGTGATTTGTTGCTTGAACCGTAGAAGAAGCGGATAAGTGAGTTGACCGCCGTACCGATCAGGAAGCCCAAAATGATGTTGATGAAATCGCGGTTACGGTTCTCAATGGGCATAAAAGACACCATAAAGAAGTACAAGAAAGACACCACCGACAGAAACCACGCATAGGCTTGGGTAAAGCGTTTGGTGCTGTCGTCGTTCATATACATGTCCGTCGCACGTTGGGTTGACTTCTCGTCCAGCTGCGCCATGAACTCTGAGTGGCGATTGGCCTCCTCTTGCAGTTTGGCGTTGTACTCGGGGGTGGCTTCGCCTTCGGGTTTCAGCTCGATACCTAGTTTTTGCTGAACGGCGTCAACGCCTTTTTCGATCACTTGGTCAGCGACCTTGTGCATCCCGTTGTTGATAAGGTTGGCTACGATGCCTGCAACGATTGGTAACATTATTCTTCCTTGTCAGGTTTAGGTTCAAGTTTTGGTTTCTGCTTCTTTTCGAGCTGCTCGGCACGCTGGAGGATGGCCTCGGCCTTGCGCACTTGCTGGTACGAAAACAACGCTGATGCGATTGAAAATCCCAGCAAAGCCAGCAAAAAAGTTACGATCAGTACCCACCAGTAGAACTCCTTCATAGAGCGGAAAACAGTGCCGTCATCCATACCCCCAGCACCAGCACCACGACCGCGTATCCCAGCTTGGCCAGAAGAATTTGTTGGTGGTACTCGCGTTGCCATTTTGCGTCGATTTCCTGTTTGCGTTTCAGCGCTCTGTCAAACTCACGCTCTTCCAAAATCTGGTCATACATCTTGAGAAAACGACTGTAAATGCTTTGAAGCCCAATCTCCTTGGGCGTATAGATCATGGTCTCCCTGATCTGCACAGTCATCTGTTCAAGCTGCATTTCGATTTGTATCCTGTCTAGCGCGGCACCTTCGATGTCGGTTGTGGTTTTGGATTCTTCTTCAAGGTCATGGCAGTATTCTTGCAACTGCCTGCGTATCTCAAAGAAGGTCTTGAGCTGTTCGCAAATCTGGTGGATGGCTTGGGTCTGGTACTCCTCGTAACTCAGTTGTTCAACGGGCTTGGGTTTGTAGTTAACGGCTCGACTGGAAGGTTTCGCAGTACTTGCTTGGACCGTAGGCGCAGGCGCGTTGCTCTTCTTTGAACCACCGAATAGGCTGGAAATCCAGCTCCAAAGACCGACGATTTCGGCATATATAGCCTTCCCGTCCCCGACAGCCTTTTCAATTGCCGCTTTCGTCTTTGTAATTTCAGCTTTACCTTGAGACAACATCTCGCACCCACTGCGGATTGCCGCAACGGTTGCTTGTGCTGCCATGAGAAGGCTGAAAGGGTCCACATCTTATTTACCAAAACCAAACGGGCACTTGCGTTCTTCGGACTCTCTAACCCTACGATATGCACGATACCGATTGATGTTAGAGAGTTTTTCGCCCTGCAAGAGTGTGTTGTACTCTTCTTCGTTAACCAAGTGGTACTTTAATTCCAGCTCTCGTTCTGTCAACGGTGTAACATGAACCAATGGCTGCTGGAACGGTATTTCAATCATGGTTTTTTCATGTTGCCGGGCAAACATCAAATTGACGTTCATGCTGTATTGGTATTTATACTCAATTGTCCCGGGCAAAACGATCGAACAATTCGGGTTTCGGTATCCCCAAGTCGGCTGTTCCCATTTGAAATAAACATCTTCTTTACATTTTGCCACCCAAGGCGTGTGTAATTTAACGTGTTGGTAATGAGAGTCAGGCATAAATTTTCCCCGCAAAACTGATGGGTGAGCATTAAGCGGGGTTGTTGCATCGGAAAACGCAGCTATAAAAAATGGGTCACCAATAGGCCCAAGTTCAACACGAAAATCAGACCACATTGGAATGATGAACCCGTGCTTGTAGTGGTCAACAAAACCCATGCAACGACGCATAGTTGCGGAAGGAAAAATATCATTGCCGAACTGATGTTCGGTTTTTAGCTCTTTCCACCAGTCAGGGTAAAAGTGCGCGGCCATCTTTGGTTTTGCGGCGTCGAATACCATCTGGCGTTTTGTAAACAAATCCAGAACCAGCTTTCGTTTTTTTATAAAAAACAGCATTTTTAGTACCCAAGCGCAACCCAGTAAACTGTTGTGCTTGAGCCACCAGACCCAGACGGAACACCATAACCAAATGTTGCGCCGCTAGTAGACTTGGAATTTAACTGAATCGAGAAACCCCCACTCGTTTCGAGTATGCCCCAAACCCCAACGCATAATGTGCCGTATGCGCTTGAAAATGTCACGCTTTTTGTCGATGCGGCATTTGTATCCCAAGAATCAGAACCCCAGTTAATCTTCAAACCGCCGGGTAATGTTTGATAACCAGAAGCGCCAAGCGAGTTTGCAAATGCGGCAAGGCTAGCTAAGTTGACAGCGCCTGTTGTTGAGTTGACAGAAGTGACGCCGCCATTAGCTGCTGATGTGGCGTTTTGCACTGCGGTTGAACCAATCTGCCCAACGATGTCCGCAGCAGATGCGGCGGAGAAAGCCCCTGTACCAGCGCCTTTGATAAGTGCCCCAGATGTGATTGATGTAGCGCCTGTGCCGCCATTAGCCACCGGCAGTGTACCTGTGACGCCTGAAGAAAGCGGTAACCCAGTTGCGTTAGTCAATGTGCCAGAAGATGGTGTACCCAATGCACCGTTGAACAAAACTGGCGCACCAGCGGAACCAACGTTCGCGGCCAAGGCTGTAGCTACACCGGTACCCAAACCAGAAACACCAGTAGAAATTGGCAAACCAGTCGCGTTTGTCAATGTGCCAGAAGCAGGGGTACCCAGCGCAGGTGTTGTGAAAGAAGGCGAATTCAGGTGGGTATTCTGCTGGGCGAAGTTTGTACCGTCGCTCCACACAGTCATTGTTTTACCAGCGGGGATAGCTACGCCCGTACCCGCCTCGGAGGTGTTACCAATGACGGTTGAGTTGTAAATCGTAGCGGTGTAGCTTGACGCGTTGTAGATTGTGTACTGCTTGGAGACAGGGGGTGCGTAAACGGCAAAGTTTGCACCGGTGGAGGTGGTCAAAGCCAGCGAAGCGTGCACCGACTGATTGTCGCCTGCAACAGAAGTTGCACCATTGATGTATGTAAGCGCTTGTTTGCCAGAAACCGCAGACACCGCCACAGAAACGTAGCCTGCGATAGCCTGTTCGAGAACATAGGCCATGTTGTTATTTGTCGTCGCGCCCCAGACACCGGCTTGGTCGCCGGTGCCGATGAGTTCAATGCGAAGGTCTGGTGAGTAAGTCGAAGACATGTTGTGTCCTTATCGGAATCGTGGGCCGTTAAACCACATTGTCGCTGAGTAGCGAGCGCCTGACAACACCGGAACGACGCGGTGTTCGAGGATAGAAGGGAAGGCAATCATGCTGCCTCTGACCAGAGGCGCGGTGTATTCTGAGTACAGCCGAATTTGGAAGTCGCCACCGGTGAATTCTGCGGGGTCGTTGAGAAGGCACACCACGGTGATCTTACGGTCTGTATCTCTACCGCATAGGGGGAAGTTATCCACGTGCCAGTTGTAGTGCTGCTCGGGCCCGTATTTAGCGAATTGAACGGCCTCATTCCCGGTTATATCGTAGTCCCACTTGCAAGTGCGATTTGCTTCACGTACAAAGCTTTCCAAAGTTGCGCCAAACCAGTAGTCTTTGTCGGCAAACCGCACTTCTGTATTTCTATGAGCATGGGCTAACTCAGAGCCATTGACGCCCATAGTGGCGTCTTGTGCTGGCAAACAAGATAACTCCACAATCAAACGATCACAAGTTTCTTGGGGGAGCGAACCTAAAAACCAAATTGGCAGATGCGACATCAAGGCTCCTGCGGCCAAGTGATTACAAAAGGGAACTCGGACTGCTGGGGCACATCGCGAAGTGCTTGTCGATACGCTGCCCACTGATCTTTAACGCTCTGTGGTATATCCGGTAGCTGCGTCCAGTCAGAAGCAGACAATAAAAAATTACGCTTAATCCTAGCGTCAGAAGCCAACTCCTCAGATGGCCTTGGTGGCGGCTCTGTAAGAATAGGGTACCCATTTTCATCGCTGTTAATAAACAGCCCTCTAGTTTGGCCATCAAGCAACTCTTGCCAATAAGCGTAAGTTATCTCAACAACATCGCTTGGCATGTTGTTACCGTGAATTTCTGTGCTGTAAAAACCACCGGTTGATTTTGCGTAAAACATTTTTGCCTTTCAATATCCGACCGAGTGCCAATATAGCGTTCCGGTTGGAGTGGAAGCACCGGAAGCTGGGGTGTATGCGAACGTGCCCCCAGAAGTGGAAAGCGTGGTTATGTTAGAGCCTTGGCCGCCTGAATAGGTTGAATTGTGCCAAGCTCCTGTGCAAGCAGTTGGGAAAGCTGTTGGCCAAGTAACAGTTAAGCCAGATTGCCCGGTTGTACGCTGTCCCCATTGGAAAATAGTACCATTTGACATTCTTGTGTAGCCGTTGGTTGCGTTTGAGCCCGTGTTTGTGCCCGCAGGGCCGGTTGGTCCGGTAGGTCCAGTAGGTCCGGGGCCACCAGAAGGGCCAGTTGGGCCGGGAGCGCCCGTAGGTCCCGTTGAACCCGTGGGGCCGGTAGGGCCGGTAGGGCCGGTAGGGCCAACAACACCAGTGGACGAAATTGACCACGAAGCAAGCGTGCCGGAACCGCCAATGTTTGCCACGTTGACCACAAGCGTGGTACTAGAGAAGGAATCAATGTTTCCTTCCATAAAGTTGGCAGAGTTGGCAGTGCTCACTACGCGTACGCGCTGACCAACAGAAAACGCTGTGGCCGTAGAAGCCAAGTTGGTTGTAAAGGTTTTGAGGCCGGTACCAATTACAACCGACGAAGTCGAGGTGAGACCAGCGTAGCCAAGACCTGTCGGACCGGTAGGGCCAGTAGGACCGGTAGGGCCGGGTGAACCAGCAGGGCCCGTAGGACCAGTGGGGCCAGTAGGACCCGTAGGGCCGGTGGTTGCAGACCACACAAACGCAGAACCGTCCCAGCCCAAATAAGTGTTGGACGATACGGGGGCGATAATAAACGTGGTTGTACTGGTGTTGGTGTTGTATGGGATGCGGTTTGCCGCACCGCCAAGCACGTTGGTAGCACCTGCGGCATTGCCAGAAATGTTGCCTGACACATCAGAACCAGAAATAGTCCCCCAGACAGGCGCGGCAGAGCCAGAACCTGTACCGGTTTGTGTCAAGAATTGTTTGGTGGTTGATGTATTACCAGACAGCTTGGCCAGAGTATTCGACGCACTTGCGTACAGCGTGTCGCCGGTAGCATATGAACTCTGACCTGTACCGCCGTTGGTAGCCCCCAATGAGCCAGATATAGCGTTGGTCTGATTCAAAGCAACAGCGTTCCACTCGACGTTTGTGCCGCCAGCGTTCATTACCAAAGAGCGATACGCTGCACCAGCAGGTAGCTTAGACCAAGTGTTTGTGCCTGACCCGTACAACAAATCGCCTGTTGTGACTGTGCTTGTGCCTGTACCGCCGTTTGTGGCGGCAACTGTACCAGTCAGAGAAATAACAGTACCGGTGACATCAATGTTTGTGCCGCCGGTGTAGACCTGTGATGCGGCAAAGAGTGTGAAAGGAAGGGCGGTGGTACCAATCGTGATGGCTGCTGTTTGAGCAAGAATCCAAGACGAGCCTGTGTTGGCTGTACCCGCAGTCACATAGAAGTATGCGTTGTTGGCGACCTCACCTGCACCAATGGTGTCAAAGTCGGTTGCTCGGGTAAGGATATAAGGTGCGCCGCCACTACCGGTTTGAGTTACAACATATGCGCCGTTGTTGGCCGATGCCGCCTCATTCTTAATAAGCACTCGGTCGTTAGTCGCAACCGATACGCCATCAATCGACAAAGCCCCGTTTGCATTAGCAGTCAGCGTAGCACCGACACCAGCAGCACCGTTGTTGTACGTATTTGCTGCAAGTGCTGTTGTAGTGGCTAGACGAACCGATGGGTGAACCACAAATGAAGTTGAGGTGGCGGTGTCCACATACGAACGAGTAACCAGCTCAGTTGAGCCGGGGGATGCCATAGAGGCAGTAGTTGTAACCGCCGCTGTAAAAGTACCGCCTGTTGCGTTGACATCACCACCAACATCTACATCCGAAACGGTTGTAAGTACCTTTGTAGTCTTGTCGATACGCGCAGCCTCATCAGCCACATCAACCCCGCCAGCAAACAACACCAAGTCGTCAGTGGCGCTACCGACAAACATCTCCCCGCCGTCGTTGAACGCGTATGCGGAGTTAGGAGTAAAGATAGGGTATGTGGCAGAGCTGTAGTTCGAGCTGTTGATACCAACGTCAACAAAGTTTGTTAGGCCATCACCAAGGTCGTTGTAGGCCACAAGGTCGGCGGACGCGTCAGAACCGTCATTCAAGTTCTGTGTGTAGAGCTGGGCGAACGAATCTACGTTGCCATACATCTCTGCAAGAACAGCGGAAAAGCTGGTATATCCAGTAACACCGGTACCAACCACAGTCAGCGGGCCACCGTCAATCAGCGTGTTACCGTTTGGCTCTTCGTAAATCGCACGCTCGGCTGGGTATGTACAAAAAATGTCTTTGATACCGGCAGCAAAATTAACCGCAGCACCAGCGTTACTAGATTCGTAAATTGTCGTGCGCGTGAGTGTTGGGCCGGTGGTGGAGTACGTCCCCACACCAACTTCCCATGTACCGTCTTCTTGGTTGACGATAGCATAGTATGTGGTGTTGCCGTTACCAATCGCGGCGAAAGACTGGAACCCGTTGGCTGCACCAAGTAATGTAGCCGTACCTGTGCCGGTAACGGCGGTTGTTTCTTTAACTCTGTCTTTTACAACGATTGCCATTTTTATTCCTTACGGTTGTGTAGGGATGTTGCCCCAAGGGTCACCGCCGTTGACTTCGATATTTGCCCAACTAGTAGATTGAGCAGCATTGATATTTTGCCAGTTTGCGGTTTGACTGTCATTGATAATTTCCCACAACAGTCGTTGCGCCACGGCGTCTGCGCCCACAGCGTTGTCGGTCAACGCGGCGTAGAACACAGCCAAAGCAGCCACCACATCCAGTGCTGCCGCTGTCGCAGGAGCGTTAGCGTTGAAAACACCAAGCGCGGAAGGTGTAGCTAAACCAGAGGCGGTATCAGCCACGTTTACCGCGAAGTCTTGAAGCGCGGATGAAGCGTCTGTGATCGTGGCTGTGTCGGATACAGAGGCCCCGTGCCCTTGAGCTGCTGCGGATGCGTCAGTAATCGTAGCGGTATCAGCTACGGATACGTCGTATAAAAGGCCACCAATCGCTGAATCAAGAATGGTAGCTAGAACATCAACTGCAGAAGCAAAGTCGGACAAAGAGCTAACAGTATCAGTGCCCGTGGCAGTATCAGCTGCATCCACAGCAAAGTCAGCGGAAGCTGAGACAGTATCTGTGCTGTAGTAGATGTTTGCAAACACCGAAGCCAAGAAATCAGCCGCGGCAGACGTCGTCTCGCCGCCGTTTGCGATTGGTTCTACAACGGCGTTAAAGGTACTTGGGGCAACAGTGGTTGTATCTGTGCCAGTAGCCGTGTCGGATAGAGCTGTGGGAAAAACAGCTAAAGCGGCTACCGTTTCAGTAGCCGTAGCGTCTTCAACAATCGCACGGTTGAATTCAACCCCGCCCCCTAAAGTAGCGAAGGGGGCTTGCGAAAACGCCGCGTACCCAAACACTACTGGGCCCTATTAGGTTGCAGCCAAGCTGAATGTGTAGGTAACGTTGAGTGTGTCGCCACTCACAACAGAACGGTTGCCGGGGGCGCTGAATGTAGAGGCAGAAAACAACACACCTGATGTGCCGGTAGCAACAGAACACAAGAACGCGCCCGACACAGTGTAGGTACCCAACATGGCAAACTGTGAAGCAGAACCAGAGTTACTGATAACAGAAGGATCAGCGGTTGTAGCTCCACCAAAAGTCACAGCCTTACGATTGCCGGTGTAGCCAGTAGACACGGGCACTTCAGTCCAACCTGCGTGAGAAGCAAGCGTATCCGCTGCGGCGATTGTTGGGCTAGCGCCAGAAATCAAACCCAAGTACCAAGCAGCGGTGTAGCCGCTACCGGTGAAATACTTGGTGTTCATGTCATCAAGACCTTCGTTAACTACGAGGTTGTGTGACTGTTCTTCCCACTTCAGATTGCCGTCTTTGTCAAAGCATTGAAGGGTGAAGACACCGCCACCGTTGGCGGTCTCAACTGGGCCAGCGTTACGAACAACCGCGCAAGTCACGGCGTCTGCTGATTTAGATTTTTCGATGGTAGGCATGACTGCTCCTATTAAGAAATGCGAATGATCGCCGCTGTATCGGTAGCAGCGGGGAACTGCACCGTGAAAGTTGATGTTGAGGTTTTGTCTGAGCCAAAGTCCAGCACACAGACAGTTGGGTTACCAGAACCCGATTTGTAGATCAGTGCACCACGTGCGATTAAAGCTGAATTCCATGTGACGTTTGCGAACGACAAATACACCGTGGCAATGCCTGTCTGGTTGCCAATTGTAGGTGCTTGTGTGATGGTCAGCGTTTCTCCGCCAGCAGTGTAGCCAGAAGCCACGGTCTCGCCGTCAGTCGTGTACGCAGTTGTGTCTGGGCCAATCGACGCTGCACCGGTGTACAGCGCGATCTTGAATGTGTCCACGTCAAAGTCAAAGTTGCCTTTTGGCAACCCGAGCTTGAAGGTGTTTGTTGCGCCTTGCTGAATAGCCATCAGTTCACCGCCTGTCTATACTGACCAGAACGGTACGCGTCCTGACGCTCCATACCATCACCCAAACGCTTAGCAAGTGAAAGAGCTTCGTTGTACTTGGTGTTGTACAAAGTGACCATGTCGGTCTCACCTTTCATGAAGGT